GATATCAAACTTCATGGAAAAGAATCCTTTACAAGAGAGATCTTATCCCTACACAGAACCCTCGGTAAAGTAAACTACGAAGAGACGAGACAACTTTTTTTGAATGATGTTTTGACAGAATCTCTTGACAATGGAGAACCAGCCTATTACAATAGTAATGTTTTAGGTCGTTATTACAGGAAGGATTATTTCGATAATGAATAGTTATCAACAGTGGCAAAGACCACCAGTTCCTGATTTTATGCCGTATCTAGAAGGTGCAGCAGAAATTATTAAATCACATGATATACCTATTGATGAGGAAAAGATATTAGATCTTCTCCAAATCAAATATAGATGGCCAGAACCAGCCTTGGAAGTTATAAATCAATGTCAGAAAAAGTCTAATGGTTTCTTTGATTCTAGGGGTTATCTTTACTATGAAAGATGGAAAAGATTATATGATCTAGGATTCACTAGTCTCCTTAGTAACATCATGGATCTTACGGCAGAACTTAGGTCTCTTGACGATAAGCTATATGAATATAAAGGATCAGAAACCAATGCCAATATGTATTTGAGTGCTGGCACTACAAAACATAGAGCCAGTTTTGATCCACACAACCATGATTATCATGTTATAGTAAAACCAATTTATGGCGCTTGTACATGGATCATTAATGGAAAATCTCAAGAGGTAGATCCATCTGATGTTTTAATTATACCAGCTGGAACCATGCACTCTGTTGCAGAAAATAAAGAACCTCGACTATCCCTTACATTGAATCTCAGTGGATGAGTATATAAACTACATGATCAAACTTGGTGCTGATAAGATTCCTCATCTCCGTGAAGAGGATTCTCTATTGTCGCACTCTATAAGAGTTTCTGATTCACTCTATCACTATGGTAGACCTATGGATGAGGTCAAAGCAGGACTTTTCCATTCGATATATGGTAATGAATTTCAAATGTACAAAATTGATGTATCAAGAGAAGAAATTCAAAGTGTAATAGGAGAACGTTCTGAACACATAGTAAACTTATTCAATACTCTAGTTGATAGAGTTGATACTATACTATATGCCAGAGGTTTAAGAGAACCAGACAAGACAACTCTTAGATGGTTGGAGTATTGTAATATTAAAGATCACGATTCAGAAGCTGATATATTAAAGGAATTTGAATTATTGTTAAAGGTTGACTCGTAATCTAAAATGCTTTATAATTTATTAGCATACATACTATACATGAAAGTTATTTTAAAGAAATGAATTTGTTACCAAACGCTGAACTGTTTTTCCTAAGCGGTAAAGGCGCAAAAAGAAAATTAGTTAAGAAAGCAGTTCATGATCTTTTTGCGGATAAGGATGTCCTCATCGTTGCTGTGTGTGGCGCTTACACTCCTCCATGCACTCAGATGGTAAAAGAGTATGAAGCACTATACGATACTTTTATCAAAGAAACTATCGTTGATGAAATTTATATCCTCTCAATGAACGACCCATTTGTCATGGAAGAATGGTTCAAGTCTATGAAGATCAAAAAATGCAAAATGTTACCAGATGGAAATGGTGCATATGTATTAAGACTTGCCAACCAAGGTGGAATGGCTGCATCACAATGCGCTATTGAAATGTATAATAAGGGAATGGGTAAGAGAGCATGGAGATGGGTTCTCTTGGTAGAGAACAACATACAAATGGTTTACCTTGAGGAGGAGACACCAGATGGACAAGGAACTAGAGATAACTTAGATACTGATCCATTTGAACTGACTCATGCACAACAGATGCTTGACCTATTAAAGAACAGAGATCAGATAGATCACATTAAAGCACAGAATGATTCTACTGATAAAGGGTTGTACTTAGATAATACACCAAAACCAACAAAACCGAAATCAAAAAATAATCCACTAGATCAATCAATGAGATGAAAATCATAAGTCTAAAATATCTGGAGGAAAACTTTAGTGAGATAGTTGATCGAGCTCAGGCTGGCGAGACTTTCTTACTAGATACTCCAGATGGACAGATAGCATTGGTTCCAGATAAAAATGTTCTTAAACCAGTTATTGATTCTGGTCAGGCTAAGGACATAGAACATATGTGGAATCATGATGACGGTGCTTGACATTTAACCAATTGGCATGTAGAATTAGATCATACATTTATTAGAACAATGTCTTGTTTTCTACATAAGTTCAAAAAAAATCTAGATGCTTTGGAAAAAGCAGTAGAAAAAGAGTTTGCTCTTGACTACAAGTATCCAAAAATTTATAAAAAAGTTTTGAGATACTACAAGAGCGAGGGTTACGAATTTAGTGAGGAGGATCCAGAACAAGAGTATTCATCTCTTATGGATTTAATTGCTAAAGACTTGGAGGCAAAACAATGATTGAAGTAATCTGTCACAACGAACCATACAGGTATATCGAAATGGAAGAACTTCTTCCTAACGGTAAAGGGGACTATCGTATCCAAAAGTATAATCAATATACTGGAAGATACAATGATATGTACCTATGTGATAACTACATGCAGCTCGAAACAGCTATCAATGATTTTGAATATACAAAATGGTTAGACCCAGCTGGAGTTCCATGTTACATTAAAGATGACTGACGAACCATCTATACCAGAACAGGCAAAAAATATTACTAAAACTGCCTATGATATAGTTAAGGGTTTCGTTTTTAACGGAACCTTAATTGTTCCTAATGAAGTAAAAAATGCACGAATAGATATATGTAGAGACTGTAATAGATTTGATCCTGATCGTATGAAATGCAATGAGTGTGGTTGTTTTTTAGTAAACAAGGTCAAGTTTTCAGCTGCACACTGCCCACTTAGACTTTGGTAATTATGGAAGAGCAAATTGATTCTAAATTAAGAATTGAACATAATGATTTTATTGGAATATATGAGAACGCAATAGACCCACGCTTTTGTGACTTCCTTGTGGAGTATATGGACAAGGCTGAGTTTGCAGATTTCAATAGAAACTTTAGTCATGTAAAAGATCAACAGATATGCTTAGATGGATTTTCTCCTAGTGAATCTCATCAGTTGATGCAGTATGTTCAGAATTGTTTGTTTCATTATATTAGTGAATACACTTACCTAGGCAATTTCAGTTATGTAAGTTCTTTAGTTTTACTTCAAAAGACAGAACCTACTCAAGGATATCATTTGTTTCATGCAGAGAACGTCAATTGGAATTTGGCTAGTAGAACTATGGCATGGATGTGTTATTTGAATGATGTTGAAGAGGGAGGAGAGACTGAATTTTTATATCAAAAGATAAAAGTAAAACCAAAGAAAGGAACTGTACTAATATGGCCTGGAGGTTACACTCATTTACATAGAGGTAATCCTCCTATGACAGCAAAGTATATTGCTACTGGTTGGTGGCAAGGAAATATAGGACTTAAACAAGTCAATACAGCAGGTATACTCGACAAACAATATATGGAAAGTCTAGATTCATAATGTCAGATCTACACATTCTTTTTCCTACACCAGTGTATCAGAATATCTTAGACTTTAGACCATCTGAACTCAAATCTATGTTGGATTTTATGTTAGATTTAGAGTGGGCTCCAGATAGAGATATAGTCAACAGACCTAACGGAGAAACGACAAAGTTAGAAGCAGATCTTCTTGATTGTCCAGAGTTAAAAAAATTAGAAAATAAGATAACGGAAGAGGTACATAATTATGCTAGACTTTTACAGATTGATTTAACAAAACATGGGTTGAAAAGAATAAACTCATGGGGTAATCTACAAAGGAAGGGAAATTATATTGCACAACATCGCCATAACAATACTCAGTTTGCTGGAGTTTTTTACTTACAGACTCCAAAGGATAGTGGAGATATTGTTTTCTTTACGAGAAATGCAACTTGGATTACAAGTCATTGGGAACCATCTGTTACTGGCTATGATGATCTGAATAGTTTTGAAAAAAGATTTGAACCTCAAGAGTCTGGAATATTTCTTTTTCCCGCTCATTTAGATCACTATGTTACTCCCTCTAATTCTAATTTAGAGAGATATAGTATCTCATTCAATTACAATCTTGATGGTAAGTTCTTCGGAGATTGTAATAATCATTTGACAATCAAAGTATTATGACTCCAGAGGAAAAAGAATTAAGAGCCACATATAGGTTCTACCAAGATGCCAAGATGGGTTTCTTCACTAAAGATGGATACGCTGCTGTTCCTTGTGGGGAAAAGAAAAGAGTAATAGTATATGAGGGAGAGATTCTACACACGGCTATCAATGATGATACTGCACGAAATTGGATCGCACGACATAGGAAGAAAAGAAAATGAAAGTATTAGTCACAGGACATAAAGGATTCATAGGCAAAGAAGTCTATAATTTTTTGAGTGAACATTTCGATGTTGATGGATTAGATAGACCAGATGATATAGGAGATTTTATAAGGTGGGCATCATCAGCAAGTGGATCTACACAGTATGATTTGATTGTTCATCTTGCTGCCTATGCTGCACTCCGAGATAGTGTAGACAATCCTGATAAATTTTGGGAAAATAATGTACTAAAATCTCAACCTATCTTTGATTACTGTAGGAGAAATAATACTAGATTATTATACGCAAGTTCTGCTGGTGCGTATAGTTGGTGGCAGAATCCCTACGCTATAACAAAGAAGGTAAATGAGATACAGGCTCCACCTAACAGTGTGGGTATGAGGTTCTTT